TGATGTTGCATAAAGACCCATTATCCAATCCTAAGAACAGACAATTGACCATATTGAAGCAGCATATTTTGACTGCTGCCGTTGTTATGTTTTATCCTCGCGTAAACATCAGTATAAGTAGTATGTCCAGTGCAGTCAATAATTCCGCTCATATTAAAACTACCAACATCGTTTGCATTTGTGATATACTGAATACCTTTTAAGGCTGGTGAGTCAGTTGTTGAGCCTCCTGTATTGTCTGTAGACAGCATTGCGGTCCAGATAATATTAGCAGTAGCAGATTGCTTTATACATAGATTGCAAGAAACAAAGTAAAATCCTTTGTCATACAACCTAATCTGATCATTTGCAAAGTCTGCATCCGCTCCAACAGTTGTTGAAGACACTGTGCCAGTATCCTGAGTTACATCTGAACCAGATGAACCAGAAGACCAATCAATAGTTACAGTAGTTCCGTTAGCAATAGCTTGAGCAACAGGCGTTCCATCAGCAGATGCATGATTAATGCAGGCATATCCACCCATATCAGATTCTACATATTGCCGTAACATCTGGGCTGTAATAGCTCCAGTAGTATTATCAGCAAAACTAGTTCCGGTCAGAACTGCCCTAGTTTTTCTTAAGGCTGTAGGTGTTCCCATTATTTGTACTCCACGTTAAATGCGCTACCAAAAGCGCTGTCTTTATTTAAAAATAGCAAGGTTTCTCCGTCTTGCAGTGATCCGCTAGTTACTATAAAATAAACATATCCTTCAGCATTAGACCCAGCAAAAGAACCTGCAGCAGAGTCTCCAGTGACATCTTCTATACTAACTTGAAGAATTGAGCCCACAGCTCCACTTGTTTCCCCTTTTACCATATCCCCAGTAGATGGAATCTGAAGATCAAAAGCTGTACTATAAGCGCTATTAAATACTGAATCTCTAGAAGTTCCTAAAGTAAAAGGGATTCTGTAGTAAGTTATTTCTGATGGAAGCGTTTGACCATCAGCCCTTTCGTATCCATCAAGACGCTGATATCTTCCTCTAATGTCTACCTCAAAGTTATCAGCAGATACGCACTCCCCTGGAGTAATAGACAAAGCTGGATCGACTAGATTTAATCCGCCGGTAAAGGGAAAGTAATTAGATTTAAGTCCGCTAGGATTTAAGCTCCTGTTTCTTAGCTTGGTCATTCTGGTGTAACTGTATAGTTAAACAAATCTTGCACCCTAGAGAACCTTCTATTCTTCTGTCCAGGCAGCTGATCTGATTCCAGTTTATCTAGCAAATCTTCAAACTCAGCTAATGCTCCGCTTAATACTTCTGGGGCATCCTCGTTCTCACCATAATATATCTTAGCTCTAGCGATAATAATATTGTGAAATCGTGGAGGAATAGCTGATATATCTGAATCTGAAGCAAGCTCAGTAGGAGTTTTCCAATACTCTACAGAAATAGTTGTTGCTGCATCTGGAGTTGGATACACGTCAAGTACATTGTCAGGCTTTACTGAAAATACTTCAGGCGTACCAGAGTCTACAACACCAAGTTTATATTCAAGCTTGTACTCGTCCCAATCTATATAGTCAAGCTCTTGATAATCATTAGTAGCCTTAGACCAAACAATAGCATCGAGCTTCCAGTTTCCTAGATTAGCAGGAGATGACAAAGTTGATGTCCCAGCAGACGGAGTAATTGTTGTCTCAGTCCACAAAAAATTCCAATTAAACCATCGCCTTTGAATATCCAAATCAGCTTGTTTAACATAGCGAACAACAGCAAGCTCCTCTTCTGAAAGATCAGAAGCTGTAACGCTAGAAGGTCCTGCGCCAGGTATCCCTATATCTCTAGCCATATCTTGGCATAAAACTAAATAAGTGCTCATTTTAAGTTCTTCGCTATATCCATATAAACTTTACCTACTGGTATCTTAGAAGCACACAGAGCGCCGCCTGTATCCTCATCCCTTTTACAGGTATGAAAGCCATAATGCATTTTGTGACATGGGTAACAATCAGCATCAAAAGGCTCGAAAGATGTGGCATTCTTCCAGTGCTTACTCAGATTCTCCTTAGATGAATGAGATAAAAACAATGTCTTATGTATTTTATCGTATGAAGATACTGAGTTTAGAACTCCAGTCTCTGGTCCTACTACTACATTACATAACTTAGCAAGCGTTAGTACATCTCTAATAGGCCATTCACCAGATGTAGTTAAAACCCTACTTTCCGATTCCCAGCCACTTTCAAGAAGCTTGCATGCCTTATCACCAACAGTAACAAAAGTTACATCCTTCCTGACCTCTAAAAATCTGGCCATCAGTTCATCATTCCCAGGCCATACTTTGTGGACAGATGATCCAGACAAAGCGTTCATAACAAGGTATTTTGTCTTAACTTTCTTTTTCTTCCAGTTCCTTACCCTTTCCTCTTCTTTTTTTGTTGGATAGAATCTGCAATCAAACTCATAATCAACGCCAGCAATATCATGCATTCTTTCCATGTAATTAACATCACACGCTGCATGAATCTTGTCTTTGTCCCATTCGAACCTTTCATCACCCTTGATAAGTCTAGGTCCTCCTTCGAGCTCTACTGTTCTATCACCAACAAGAAGAAGACTTCCTTCAACAGATTCAGAAAACTGAATAATTTTGTCAAACAGCCCATCAAAATGAGTCCAATACTCATCAAGTTTATCGGCATATATTTGATCCTTTCGTTGAATTATTAACTCATCAACATAAGGATTTGTCCTTAATATATCCTTTCCTACTTCTTGAGTATTAACACATACCCTGTATCCCTGCTCTTTCAACAAAGGTAATACTGAACTTGTTTGCAGTATATCTCCGAAAGCTCCATATCTAATTATACAAACTGTTTTTTCTTTCCTTATCCCGCCAAAGTCTTCGGGGGTAAAGTCCTTTATTTCCTTTTCAGGAACTGTTATTATTTTCAACTATTAGCCAGTCATCCTTTTGTGACGTTTTATAACTTTATCTCTAGCTGCTTTAAAAGCTTTTCTTTGTGCAGCAGTAGAGCCAGCGCCAATTTTATGCTTTTTCTTTAGAGCGGCCACATGCTTTTGACGCCATGCTTTAGCTTCAGCTCTTGCGGAGCCAGTTTTATGAGTGCCTTTTCCTACAGTACCACCTTTGGCAATACTCTTCATTCTGTCTTTTTTAGCTTCTGCAGGAGTAAGGCCTTTGCCTTTTTCAAGGGTGCCTTTATGCCCAGCTTTGAATGCTGATTTATAGATTTTTTTCTGCTCGCCAGACGCCTTTAATTTGGCTCTTTGATCTTTTACATACTTTCTTTCTTCGGCAGTTAAACCAAGTCCTGCCATTGTAGGCCTGTATGCTGCGCCTTTTTTCTTGCCAACATTTTGATGAGTCTTTGAGCCTTTAGGTCCCGCTCGCTTCATTGCGCCACGTCTTGCTCCGGTGCGTTGAAGCTGCCATCTCATTTGCTCAAGAAGTTTTTTTCGTCTGTCTGCTGATATAGCCATTTTAAAATCCCCAACCTGAAACAGACATTCCAGAACGAACCATACGGCCATTAGCCCTAGCTTCATTATTGGAATTAGGCTGTTCACGCTTGTATTGTTTGCAGCGCTCATCAAACAGCTGATCGCCACTGGTAAATCCTTTGACACTAGGTTCAGTAGAACCGTAACTCTCTTTAGGAGTTTCAACTTTATTGCCAATGTACGCTGTTATTACATTAAGTTTCATATGATTAATCCTGCAATGAATTGGGGGAGAGTTGCCCCTCCCCCGCATCAATTAGCACATCTCAAACTTCCCGTGGGAACCAGAGACGCTCTTCTTCACCGTACCAATGGGCTTCTGATCTTTGCCTTTGCTGTCCAAGCCAAGAGAGGCATTGGATTCGCCAGCAAATGACGATTTTTCAGAGAGACCGTTAGCAGGAATTTTACCGCTTGCACTATCTTTAGCCATGATTTCCTCCTAGTACCATTCAATCATGATCTGAACAAACGCTTTACCAGCAGGCGTACCGCCAGTAGGAGCGTTGAACGTGACATGAACGTCGGTGTCAGCAGGAAGCGCATCAGATACAAGGTCAGCAGCGGTGTCAGTCATACGCTGGTCTGCGCCATCGGCAAGAGTGCCAAGGCCCATGTTAACGTACTGAGCGCCACCAGCCGCAGAACCAAGTTCTACGATGGCTTCAGTTGTAGTATTGGTAAAAGTTTCGGTAGCAGAAACAAGGACTTCTTTAACAGAGCCCTGCTTGCCACTAGGACCGGTAACAACAAGAGCGTCGCCACCAGCACCGAAATCAATTTCACCAAACGAATACGTATAAGGACGTGGATCGCTGTAACTCATAACTTTCTACCCCCTTAAGCCGCGCTATCCCAGATCACAACGCGTGACTGGGCTGCTTGTGTGTGAACGAGGCCGAAACCTCCCAAATAATACCACGCAATCCCACGATCCCTTCCGAAGTCGCCAGGAATTTTTCCGCGAATTTCTTCAGGAACAGCGATTGCTTCAGCAACGGTATCTTCACCAAAGAACAGGCACCAATCAGACTTAGCGTTGGTCCATGCGCTTGATGCAGTACCGAGAGCTGCGGCACCTTTATGGGTCTGCTCAACAAAACGAACACCCTCATAACGGCCAATCTCACCGTTCATGATCATCTGGAAACCAGCATCAATATACTGCTTGATTCCTTCCAGATCATTCTTAAGAGTGCGGTACGTTGAAGGACGTGAGATAGAGTAATAATCATCGTCAGCATAAGCCGGGATATTACGCTCTTTCATTTCGTCTACAATCAACTTAACGTGTTCTTTTCCAAGAGCAACGTTATTGTTGACCGCGCATACACCATTTTCAGTAACTGTCAAAGCAGTCGTACTCGTACCAGCAGTAGGAACAACGCGAACTTTCGCGGCGTCAAACTGCGTAGCAGCAAGATTATCGAATCCTTTAACAGCATCGTTTTTCAGCACTTTCCGGATAACTTCGGCCACAGGCTGCTCAGAAAGATCATCCAACTTACCAGTATACGGTACACTGTTACCAGCTTCCGTAATGGTCATGGTTCCCTGAGAAATAGTGAACGAGGTTTCGGGGATCGTGCTGGTTTCAGTAAGCGTGGTGCCTTGAGTGGCAACATCGCTATACACGTTCCAGTGGAATGTGTCACCTCGATGAAGGCCCTGATGCGCTGCGTCTTTAACGTCGCAGAACTGTCGAAACTTCACCATCGGCTGAACTGCCATGCGTAGCAGGCGGCTCAGATTGTCGGCATACATATAACCACCGGAGGTGTTAACTGACCATACTTGTCCAGCCATAATTAACCTCCAAAAGAGTTATATAGTTTGACCTCTAGCTTTACGCATTTCTGCAACAATCTCAGAAGGTGTTAAAGGAACACTTTCTTTTGAATTGCCAGCTGAGGCCCTAACTGATTTAGGTTGTCTCACAATTTTTTGCTTGCGATTTAACCTTCCATTTGATTCAAGACTAATTCCTGCCCACTCACGAGTGTACTCAGCAGCTGCATTGATAATCTGCGACGGTGTCCAATCAGGATTCTCCTGAGTTAGGGTAATCGTCTTCCTATCTGCAATCGCTCTAAGCTCTTCAGACTCAGCAATATCAGGATAGTCTTCATTAAAAGATTTAACTGCATCTTCTAATTCAGCCTGATAAGCTGCTCTCTGAATATGCTCTTGCTCTGCTTTTTTTCTCGCTTCGTGAGAAACAATAGCTTGATTTACAACCTCTTGTATGTTCTGGGTAGCGTCTCCGCGCCCACTACTTGCCAAGGTCCTGAGTAGTTTAGCAGCCTCCGCTGCGTCATCCTGGAATAATGCTTCGTGATACTTTTCGACAATGTCGTCAACATCACTAACTTCTTCCTTTTGCTCAACGTCCTGACCGGATGGTTGAGATTTTAATTGTTCAATATGTTCTTGTAACTGACGCTCTCTATATAAAAGCTCTCGCTCTTTAATAGCAGCAGACTGAAACTTTTCTTGAGATGCCCTGTCTTTCTGATGGGATGATTTCAAAGAGTCAAATGGCACATCTACTTCTTCACCATTTACCTTTATTTTTGTAACCCATCTTTCACCATCATGCCAGACTGGCGCTTCTGGAGCATTCTCTACAACTTCTTCAGCATCCTCTTCTTGGACGCCTTCTTCTTCTCTTCGCCTGTTATAGATATCCTCTAGAGCTTTTTCTCTAGCAGATAACGGATTAACAGAGGCGCTGATCTCTTCTACAGGCTGATCTTCAGATGCTTCTTCAGACTCTACAACCTCTTCCGATTCTAACGCATCCTCTTGGGTAGCGTTTTCCATATTAGTATCTCCTTATGGTTCTAAATCACCAGAAGATTTGTACTTCGCAATCTTGTCAGCATTTTCTCCCTCTTGTAAAACACTATCAAACCACTTAAGCGCTTTTAAAGGTGTTGAGAGATCAGAAATAATCTTCCGGTACTCTTTTAGCTCTTCTTCTTGAGAGCCACTAAATCCGTTGAATCCAATTTTTTCTAAATTATTTATTCCTTGTTTATATTGAAACAAAGCTTTTTCTAAAATTGATTTTCCAACAGAAGTATTCAAAAAATCTTTTGTTGCGTGTCCTATTCGGATACGCTTTACTAGATCATCAATCCCGATTTCTCGGGGATCATAATAGTCCATATTATCCTACTGCGTAAGGTATCTTATTGTAATCATTCCTAGCCATCACACCAACATCACCTTCAGCAACCATTTCTTCTTGCCTAGATATTTCGGCATCAGCTATCTGATTAATAAGAGCCTCTCGTTGTAACATTAATTCGGCCCGTCTCGTGGCTACGTCTTCTTGTTTTAACTGAAGGTCAAGATATTTAAGCTGACCTTCCATTTCTTTCATGCGAATCTCTGCGCCATGCTTAAGGTTAGCGGCTTCAAGATTTCCTTGCTGCTTCATTTGCTCAACCTGTAGGCGGTTCTGAAGCTTGCCCTGTTCGCTTTCTATATACATCTGCATCTGTTCTAACTGAGCAGCCATCTCAGCAACGCGTGGGTCTTCCTCCATGTTCACAAAACGCTCACCATCTTTGTATCCAAGTTGGCTAAAGACCTCTTTAACAACTTCTGAAACATTAAGACTTTCTGCAAATCCTGGAAGTTCTCCAAGCATCTGGATACCAGACACAAGATTCTGGACCTTTCTTAATGGGTCTGTTGCGCTAATACCAACATTAACTTTAAGTAAAACTTCGTACTTAAGCAGATCATCAACGGCACCCTGGAACTGCTCGTTAACTTGCGCAGCTGCATCACCAGCTAGCTCAAGAATAACTGCATCAGTTTCATAGTATTGTTCAAGCCGCATCAGCTGCTTAAGTACGCGCTCCACCCATGTCTCTGAGAAGGTCCTCAAAACATATTCAGTAACTGTACCACTGTTACTTGCCATGAGAGACATACCGCCAACGGTTTCGTTGAGTGATCGCGCACCCTGTACCGTAGAGGTTGAGAAGTTGCCCTGCAACTCATCAAAGTCCATATTGATCCTGTCTTGCTCAGCATAGGCAGAACCCGTTACGTCTCTCGTATCGATAACCCGAACATCTGAATCCGGATCGTCCATCTCAACTGCGCCACCAGGCACCGAACGGAACAGAGCATCAAGATCAATGTTTCTATCCCTGCGGATATGGTAGCGCTTATTCATTGCGAGACGAACATTATCGAATCGCTGGTTCCATATGTCATTAGCAGCAGCCTGTAGCTCCTGTGTTAACTCTACTGTACCAGCTGGATAAATTCTGTGTGACTCTACATTGGTATAACCCATAACGTATGGCCGTTCACCATTCCTAAGCCAAGGATACATTTCCTGCAAAGGCTTTGGTTCTGTGAGCATCGCGTCTACTCCAGCAGTAAAGTAGCACCAATCAATACCTTCTTTTTTAACAATGTTTTTATGTACCCATACAATCTTATATGAGTCAATCTCCCCATAACCAGCATCGTTATCTAGCCGGTCCTCACGCGGCTCATCACGAATCATTCTTGTGGTGTTATCTTCTTCATCAGTTTCAGATGCAAGAAGCTCACCTACAGGAATATCAATCCACTCTCCGTCAGCCATCTTCTGACGCACATCCTGGATATACATTGGGATAAGCTGAATAACATATGGGCTGCTTTCAATAGGGTCAGACCAATCGGACGCGGGATCAATTCTTAGGTTCTCAGGAGAAACCATTTCAATAACTGGTTTATCCTTGATAGAAGTTTTCTGGTTTGTAACTACAGGATTGCCTTCTTCATCCATCACGGGACGATTCTGGTTATCAACATTAAGATAAGATTCTTCTTGCTCTTCGTATTCCCAATACTGATGGCTTACGCATACGCCCTGTACTGCGGCGTCCTGTAAAGCAGCAGACATTGTCTGGAACCAGGGAATAGTGTTGGTAAGCCTATACTGCATGATCGACTGGGACACAGCAGCGGCTGCCACTTGCTCAAGATCATTGGGGTTTCTAGGTTGTACGCTTAGAACTTCCTCATTAGTAAAGAATGCAACAGCCATAGCAGACTGAAGATTTCTTACTGCGGTTCTTGTTTTAGGCCTAAAAAACCTAGAACGTTTTTCATAAGACCCAGTGTTATACTTAGAACCAGGAGGATGTTTGCTATTAAACAGTGAAATACTCTTTTCCCACTGTTCACGCAGGTTTGAATCTACCCAATCACTAGAGTCTTCATATGCTTCACGGGCAATACGCAGCCAAAAATCCTCAATAAGAGGGGTATCATCATCCATTTGCTCAACTGATACATTTTCTGAGCCTTCTGTAGGAGGCTGCGGATTAATTCGGCTCATTGAGAATAGTCCCCGTTAAGTTTTCCTGTCGAATCCATTACTAAATCATTATACAAAGTATTGTTAAATGCGCCTCGTTTCTGTCTAAATCTTTCCAGTATTTCTCCGCCAGCCATAACAACCATTTTATAGTCATTATCTATTTTATCAGTGTGAAGAACAAAGCCCCAGTTTCCAGAAAGCCTCATAGACTTAACAGACAATACTCCATCCATTACATTAACAGCCCAAAGCCATCCAGGATATTTCTCCTCTAATTTCTCAGCAACATTCTTAGCTAAAGTATGATCTGTTGCCTTGAATACATCAGCCTTTGCAACATCTAAAGACATTATTTTTTTTCCTTTATTTTTTTTGGCTGAGAATAAAAAACTCTATTCCCATTATCAAATACATACATTGGTTTTGGCGCTGCAAGAGTTGGATCAGCCTTGTAGCACATTTCAGACCAGCTTGATTTCTTTTCTCTTTTTATATTATCCATACTGTTGGTTTCCATGCGGGGTCTTTTCTTACTACCACTAAATCATGGCCTGTAATAGTGAATATTCCTGTTTCTGGATCATACGAATGGGTCTGACCCACTGTTGGAGCCATGCCGTAACTGCTCCAAGTTCCAGAAACTGCTGCCCAAGTTGCAGACATATCTGACCACTTTGGAATATCAAATGTAAGAGTGCCCTGCGGTATGGTTGTAAATACTCCTTTAGCAAATATAGGAGTCTGTCCATTAATTGTTAAAGTTCCTGCTCCAATACTTGGCGCAAAACTAAACTTAAAGTCTGGAGAATGTCCTCCTAAACTAATAGTAACTTCTTGCGGGTAAAATAAATAATTACCTACTTCAGCAGGGGCTTGCCCATTTAATACTAAAGTATTTGCAGAAGGGTAAAGTAAATGATCATCCCATTTATAGGTAGCCGCGCTCCAATTATCAGTATTGGATGACCATGAATCCCACGGATTAGGCATTAGATATACCTAACGTGATACGGATCAGCCTCTGCATCGGGAGCCGTAGGCCATCCCCAATATGTTTTGTCTACAGTGCGTGTGACGGTTTCTGTGTCTCGGGTAATGGTTTCAACACCTTCATCGTCATAGGTAGACAGGTATCGCTCTTCCTGTACCTCATGATTCTGGAAGTTCTTTACCGCATCCAGAGAAGCAAACGCCTCTACACCTGATTCAAGGCTGTTACCGTGAGCGCGAACCTCGTTACGGTAGGTTGTCCATGCTTCTGCCATAGCCTTACCACCGTCTGCCGCTCTGATTACCATCCAGTCAGAGGATGAGAGCAATGCGCCAACATTGGCTTTAATCTTTTCGATAAGTTCTTTCTTCAAGTCAGCCACATCCTTCTCTGTGGTTGCGTAGGAGATCACCCACTCACCGTCAGTAAAGGTATAGGACTCTGCACCAGTGTTGTAGTACCGTGAGTCAGGTACTTCTACCCTAGCGGGTGCAATGCCGATACCAAGCAGTTCGGCTTTCGACCATGCTCTGAAAATGTTTGCAGGATGTTGAACGCCATCAACGGTCAAAGCGCGAGGCGTTTTAATTGTTCCAAATGTTTCGCTATACCACATGATTACCTCGCGTTAGATGTCTTAAATGGTGATTCGGAAATTGCCAAGTAAATGTAAGTTCCGCTAGATGTATTTACTGTTGTCCCGTTTTGTCGTAATTTAAAACCATTAGACACAAAATCTAATCGGCCAACATCTTCTTCAGCATTGCTAAGATTTGCATAGATTGAATCTTCGACAACGTTAAAAGTATCTCTTTTGCTATCAAGCAATATCCAATTTGCTCCTGAAGAACTGTCGTATCTTTTTATCATTACAAAAGCAGGGCGAAAACCTGTGTACACAAAGGTTCCATCTGTGCTCCCATTGCCAGTGTAACTACCTATCTTGCTGTAGCCGTCTACGGAATGGAAGCACCAAGCAACGTAGGTTCCTGATGATTGATTGATGCCGTTTGCAGTACCTACAGTAAATACTGATGATGTTGGAGAAGTATCATTCCAAAATGTGCTATCTGTATCTGGGGTTGCAGTTGAATTTAAGTAAATACTTTTAGTATTACCAGTAGTCTCATTGTAACCGTACCAACTCCATCCCGACCCATCTCTACGTTTCAAAATTATGTGTTCGGGTACTTGACTTAAACCATGCCCTACCGTGGCGTTACTGCCAGTGCCGGTATAAGTCAATACACTAAAACCCGCATCTGTATTCGCACTTACTGAACTGGTAATAGAACCGTCAGTGTTAGAGGATGCTGTGCCTCCGGCTTTCCAGTTCCATGAGGCGTAAGGATTGCCACTACCGTTGTGCTGTTGCGATCCATCTGCCAAGGTAAATCCATCTGAATCAATGCTGGTAACGTATGAGGCATACTCTGGGGTATTAAGGCTTGTAGACAAAGCCAATGAAGCGCCCATAACAGAGTTAATTGTTAAATGATTTTGTCCAGTGGGAGTTCTGCGCTTTATCCATACAAAATCTGGCTCAAATCCTACACCAGTAACAGCGTGTTCTGACCCAGTACCTGTATACAACAACGTATTAAAGTTAGCCGTAGGATCAGCGATGCTAGGGTCAGGGAGGTTGTCAGTACACATCGCTAAATAATCAGAAGGAACGGCCCTATAGAAATCTCCTATCCCATTCCCATCTTGATTACCTTGCGCGGTAACCGTTCCCGCAAATGAACTATCTTGACCAAAATTAAAGATACCGGATTGAGCATCGCCATAGTTGTTTGTCGTTAATTGCCAATCAACTGCCGTTCCAAAAGTTTTAAGAGAGTTTCCGCTATTAACAGCAGTGCCTGACGTATCCCACGCATAAATATTTCCAGTCGTGAAATCTATTTTGAAACTTAAAACTCCATTTGTATCAAGAGTTAAACCTGTATACTCATGTGACTGCGAGTTATCATTCCAGATTTGAATAGAATTAGTGTCTGCTTTGGAATATATAATCCAAGCGTTTGTTGCAAAAGTGGAACCATCGAAAGGTTGAGTAGGCTCGACTACGCCAATAGACATTCTATTTGTCAACTGACAAACTTCAAAATAGACCTTATCCATGCCCTGTATGGTCGCATGGCAGAAGTCATAAGAAGTATCTGTAAACTTTAGATTACCTTCAGATAGAGTTATTGCATCGCCTTTTGATACAGGATTCAGCGTAGCAAAGTTATTCGTTGGGCTATCAGGTACTTGATCTGTAGCAACCAGATTAGTTGGCGTGAAGTCGTTGGTATTGCCGGAACTATCTGCGCCTAGTCCACCATCAAAGTCTGAGTGGATCAGGAGTTTAGTGTTTGAGTCTGGAGTAAATGCTGTGGTGGATGGTGTAAAGGAACTAGTATATCTAGCGGTATTGCTTAATCTAATTTCATCAAGATACCCATCCATTGCTCCATGTGCCGAGCCTTCTCCAATTCTTAATTCACCAGCAAATGTAGCGGTACTTGATGTTGTTCCGGTAGCAACAGATGTCCCGTCTTTAAATATTTCAACATCACTGCCATCTCTTACGACTGCAATATGATGCCAATCAGTATCTGTAATTTCACCACCAGTGATATTTAATACAAGGCTACCACCGCTGTAACTTTCAAATCGTAACCCTGCCCCATCTTCATGCCCAAGCATCCAGTAGTTATTTCCATTAACAGATTGACCAATAATAAAATCTGTTCCGGCATGAGTTATTGGTTTGTACCATGCTTCAGCAGTATACCCAGACGCGGGAAGGAAATCCCAATCTGACGAATCAGCGCAACTTAAATAATCACCAGAGCCATCAAACTTAATGGATGACTCGCCTATCTTTGATTGAGCGCGGGTATTGGTTACGTCACCGTTAGCGGTTATGGTGTGTCCTACACCATCAGACCATCCACCAAAATACATTGCAAGTCTGCGGCCACTTGTATTTGCAGAACCAGTTGTACCTAATATTCTGTAATAACGATATGATGTAGTGTTTCCGTTTAACGTATCACCTAACGTATATGTTGTAGTTCCAGACCTACTATCGCCGCCCAAAGTGAATGTGCCGCCAATATCTGTCCAATCAGAATCGTTGTTAGAACCCTGCCACTTCCAAGTTCCTTCACTGCTATTTGAGTTAATAGTAATCCATTGGCATTTTGTATAAACCTTGCCAGAACCAAAATCAAACTTAATCCATCTATCAGTTACATCACCAGACGGCATCCAACCACCGCCAGCATCGTCATTAGTTAAAAGACCATTTACAAGGTCTTCTCCATCAGTATTTCCCGAACTGGTAAAAGCCCAAGTAAAAGAACTGGTGACTGCTATTTCAGATTCTCTGTCAGAACTATCAATCGCAGATTTTCCACTATCAGTAAAACTATTCGCTAGTTCCGTGGCTGAGTATTTCTGGTAAAAGCCGTTAGTGCCGTAACTTCCGGTGTACTCAATTGGAACCCATTGGTTAGTAGACGCAAGGGTGTCGCCAAAGGAGGCGGGTGTAAGTGCTTGGCCGTCTATGAAGTTGACTTCTGCTAGGTAGCCTCCAAAGTATTCCGCATACGACCCACCATCAATGTCAGTCGCAATAGAGTGTTCTTTATCTGAAGCCCACCAACCGCTGTAATCTTGCGCCCAATAAGTTTCAGTAGAAAATGAAGTTACCTGCTCACCATTAACGTAAATTTTTACTCTATTAGCGGCAGTGGATTGCGTTGAATCCATTGAAATTACAATGTGATACCAAGCAGATGGATCACGAAAAACTTGATTTGTGTACAGTTCTAAATCGTTGCTTCCAGATGTTCGGCCAAATAAACGCAATGTATTATTAAAAAAATACAATTGCTGTCTATTATTATCATCTTGAGCGGCGGCAAAAATATTTTCCCTAGTATCAGAAAGCGAAGGTTTTATCCAAAAACTTAAAGTATTTATTTTTCTGTTTCCAGAAGAAGAAAATGTTTTTGTGAGCCTTGAAGAACTATCGTGGTCAAACCGCAACGACTGGTCGATCTCATAGGGAGGCTGGTTCTTTCTGTAGCCTGCCCCTGTTATAGCATTGTTGCCAGTTAATCCGGTCATGAATAATTAAGAGTTGCTACCGCTTGAATATTGGTGCTGTCTAAGACAACATAGTCAATACGATCTACTCCTGCCGCCGTAGTGGTCAGGGTTGGTGCAGTTCCTCCAATAAAGTCCCATGATGTACCCCAAGATGCTGTGCGAGAACCAGTCCCATCCTGAGTAATAAAGATGCTTCCAGTCTGCCCTGCCGTTGGGTTGCTAGGATTGTTAAACGTGGCGTTATGACCTAGCGTAACTTTGAAGTTATTGCTATCAGCCATATTAATGGTAATGCTTGCCGCAGATGTTAGCGTGGTTACGTTACCTGACGTAGCGCCAACCGCAACTGTTCCCCCACTAGTACGAGGCTCCATTGAATCTACTTTTAATGTACTCATTTAGGGTGAGCCTCCTTAACGCTTTCAACGTGGTCAAGCCAAGTTCTGCTTCCGTTTACCGAATCCCAATACTGCATATCCAGTTGTTCAGCGATGGGGGCGTATGCTTCGGCTCTCGCTCTGGCGTATGCTTGGGAGTCGTGTTCGGCTTGCAGTCTTGCGACTTCTGCTTGAACCAACGATTCGTCAATGGCTACAGCATTACCATCAGCATCCCACACATTGCTATCGCCGCTAATGGTAACAGCGTTTGCATAAACATTTCGTATTGCGTCATGCCTCATGCTTCTATCTCCATTAAAATCATATACGAACAGAGTCCCGCATCTTGAACTACAACAGTGGTTCCATGCGATCTCTTAAAATAAACTTCGTAGGTCACAGAAGATGTTGAGGAAGGGGAGTCGAGCGTATTAAATGGCATACTGGAACTAAGTCCAGTTGTTGAGGCGCTGTAAACCCACCCGGCAGGCCCAACTATTGATGAAGAGTCGCGATAAAGAGCAATATAACCACCCACCGGAGCGCCGCCGTAGGTATAGAAAGCATTTAAATAACCAAATACCAATATCTTGTTCGATGTCGATGAAGGTGTGATAGATGCCGACAAACCTGTTGTGACGTATGTTGTGCCAGTGGTACTTGTTTGTGATGCGTAGGCTCCTTGAACTACTTGCAACACCTTCCCCGCTGACAGTCCTGTTACCGTTGCGCCTGTTACATCAAGAGTTCCGTTTACGTCTAGCGTTGCACCAGATGGGATCGTGGTGGTATCACCCGAATCAGAAATCTGGAGCGCCGTCCCTGT